GACAAAAGGGGTGCGGAATCTACACCGGAAATCATCGAGTGCGAAGATACACTCGATGATCTAGACTAGGAGTGAGTCCTAAAGGATGACTCGTTGTCATCCCCAATAAGACCCAGTTTGTAACCGAGGCTGGAAACACGCACTCCTAGTCGATTTTTTGAAAGGGAGCAATCATGGATGAAGATTTAATGCTTTCGGAAAGGGAACTAATGTCTATATCAGTTCCGAGTTTTGGTGTGCCAGATGTTTTGAGACAAAACACCATTAGGTTTTCGTGGGAATCAGTTAATTTTAATTCGATAGTTCTGTCTGGTATTTCGGCGATTCCTGCCGGGTCAAATCCTATGGTGGAGATAACTAATGTTCATTCAGTCGTGTTTTATCGTGGAGAAAATTTTGTGATAAAAGTGGACATGAAAATGAATGAACTAAGATCTTCTGCGAGCATCGAGGTTACACAGAAACAGTTAGAATCGATTGTAAAAAAAGCTTTAGTTGTTCAGTATGGCGATTTTATTGTCGATACGAAATTAATCAAACTAGATCACGGTACGAATGTTTTTTGTTTTGAAGTTATTTTCAAAGAAAGGGATTAATTATGAAAATTGGTAAACCAGTTGGATTTGGCGAGTTAAATAAACCCAAGGGGGTTTTGTTTGGTGCGGAAGGTTCTGGAAAATCGACCCTGGGAGCAAAGTTATCAAAAGCTTTATTTTTGGATATCGAGGGCGGGATCTCAGGCATAGACATCGATTGTGTACAGATTAAGACTTGGTCTGAATTTGTATCGGCAATCAAAGAGATTGTGACTTCAGCAGAATTTGCTTACGAGAATATCGTGATCGATTCATTGACAGCACTAGAGCGTCTCCTTCATCAACACATATGTCAAACTAGCAATGCATCCAGTATTGTTTTGGCTTGCGGTGGTTATGGCAAAGGACTAGTTGAAGCCGTAACACAGATGTCGCTTTTGATAAACAGTCTGAGTGCGAAAAAAAATCTAGGTGTTTGGTTTATTTGTCATTCGACAGTTAAATCTATCAACGATCCAACCAGAGGCGAGTATGCTTCTTTTGGTGTCCGTGCTGATAAAGGCATGGCAGAGTGGGTGACCAGTTGGGCAGATCTTGTTGGGTTTATCGAAATCGATCTTATGGTAGGCGAAGACGGAAAACCTGTTTTACGAAAGGAGGGTAATGAAGTCAGGAGAACTATAACAGTTACTCCGAGGGGAGGTTTAACGGCCAAATCACGAATTCCAGGGGTTACTGGAGTGATGACAGTTGATAATTTTGTAAACAAAGTAAATGAAATATTTTCTAAGAAAGGTAAATAAACATGAGCGAATACAACGAAAATTTTGAACTTTTTACACCTGATGAAGCCAAAGACATTCAGAAGGCAGACATTCTTCCTGCTGGAGATTATCCGATTGTAATTACTCGAGCAGAAGTCAAAGTAAAAGACGATAAGAAATGGTTATCGCTTGGATGTCAAATCGATGCACCACATGAAATGCAAGGTCGATATAAGACCTTTACCCTCTACATTCGGGATGGGCATCCAAATCCCAAGGTATGCGGGATTCATGCAAAAATCCGTCAATCTTTGGACTCAGCCCTTGGACTGGACAAGATGACCCTGTCAAACATCATTGGTCAACAATGTATCGTCCGTATCAAAAATACCCAAAAGGACGGTAATACCTATGAAAATGTGGACAGATTTTTAAAGCCAGCGTGATTTCTCCTCATGCTGTGCCTGGAAGCAACCGATAAAAAGGTCAGGAGGTGCAGCATGAGTAGATTACTTTTCTTGTTAACTGTTTGCTGTTTGACTGGTTGTCAGGCAGCAAGGAATTCAATCGAAACCGGATTATCGACACATTTGAATGCTGATAGTCCGGTGATTGAAAAAGTAAATGTAGATATCAAATTTAAAAAGGAGTGGTAGACATGGATGTCATTTCAAATATTTTTGATTTAAGATCGATTGCAACTAGTGTATTTGGGGAAGGAGGATTCATTGAGACGCTAGAAAAGCGTGGTATGTACCGGAGCAGGATTGCATCGGTAGTGGATACAGAATGGCAAGCATCAGATTCAAATCTAATCGCATATCATTGGACAGTTGATCCAGAACCTATCGTTGAAAAATTTTGTTTCCCGCCAACTTGGAGTAACAAAGAATCTTGGTCGAATACTTTTGGCACAGATTACCCTGACTGTGCTGAAGATGCTTTGGATATAGCGTTGTGGACAGCTAGAACCCCGAGTAAAATAGTGATTGAAGATGACAACGGAGTCAGGGTTTTGAAATCGATTGAGACAGATCCTGTGACCAAACCATCCTATAAAAAACCAATTCCGGTTGTCAGGAAAAAGAAATCTGTAGACAAATCTGCAACTTTATTTGGAGATAACCATGCTGCCCAGTGAAGAAGAACCATTATTTTCTGCCGAAGAAACTCGACCCATCCCCGCTGGAACTTATTCAGCGAGGGTGGCAAGAGCGGAGATCAAGACTTCCAGGGCGGGAAACCAGTATCTTTCATGCGACATTCAGATAATCCAAGGTGCTAGTCAAGGCAAATTGATAGATGCGAATTTCCACATATATTCCCAAGACAGTAAGTTTCGAGCGGATTCCCGAAGGAAACTGGCTCGACTAGCATCAGTATGCGGGATTGAAAAAGTGATGAAGCCTAATGATTTACTTGATATTCCGTTCTTGGTTGAAATTGGTGAAACCAAGGACAGTTTTGGTGACACGAATATCATTCTTGGATATTCAAAATTAGGAAGAATGTGATGAATGATAGTGAAATAAAAAAAATAAAAAAAGCGTTGGATAACATTATTGCTAGGCTTAGTGATGATGAATACCCTATTTCTCTTGATGAAAAAGAATATAAAGATTTGTTAGATGCTCAAAAAACAATGCAAAATTCTAAAAAAAATAAAGACGAAAAAAAATTTTGTAAAAAAGATTTGGATGAATATTTTAAATTTGTAATAGGAAAAACATTATTGCTCGAAAGACAAGATGATGATGTTAATATGCCAATTACTTTTAATGCACCAGTAATTTTTCAAAATGAATTTAATGATTTTTATAAAAGATCGTTTAGTGTTGGAGAATTTGAAAAATATATTGATGCTCTTCAAAATCAGTTTGCTGATGAATGTCAGATGACTTGGTTTATCATAACTAACTTTGTTTCAAATGTTTATTTGGTAATTGAACAAAAAAAAGAAGTTTATAATGATGTAAAAATAAAAATATCAGCACTAACACCCAAGTGTTTAAAAGGGATTGTGAGAGAAATAAAAGGGTGGAGAACAAGGTATAGAAATCTTCTTCAGAAAGGAAGAAATACTGAAAAACAATTATTGAAGATGCAACCATATTCTGATTTGGGAAATTTTGACGAATCATTTATGCTTGCTGCTGGATATAAACATTTTTGCTTAGATAAAGTTCTTTGTGATCAAGGGCCAGATTTTAAAATGATGTTTTATGATGAATTACAATACGGAAACAAAGATGGTATAAAAAGCAGGATTTGTTTTTTAGAAAAAATAAATGCAATAAAATTTATTCCTTGTCCGTTAAGTGGGAATTTTTATGGTTCATCTTGGTATACAGGTTGTGGTTACTGGGCATTAAACAAATCGTATTTTGATTCTGATGAGTGGTTGGATAAAAAATGGCAATCAATCGTAAGCAAACATATTGACAATATTTCTGCAAAAGAAAAAAAATAATTTAAGGAAAACAATGCTTAGAAAATACCAACAAGATGCAGTTGATGCATTGTTTCAATTTCAACATGATCGCCCTGGGGATTCATCGGTAATCGTGGTTCCAACCGGAGGCGGGAAAACTCGAATCATGGCTGAAATCATCCGTAGATCATTCAGCCAGAACTCAGATTGCAAAGGCATGATTCTAAGTCATGTCAAAGAACTGCTAGAGCAGTCAGATAAAACTTGCCGTCATTACGCTACGACCACCGGACTCCCAGTTGAATCAATAGGTGTTTATTCCGCATCAATGAAACGAAGGGAAATCAAGCCGTTGACAATTGCTGGGATTCAGAGCGTATATCGGAAAGCAAACGATTTCGGAAAACTGGATTTTGTGATGATCGATGAATGCCATTTGATTTCCCAAAATGCCGAAACGATGTATCGGAAGTTTCTTTCGGTAGTAAGGATATCCAACCCTAATGTAAAGGTGGTTGGCCTTACAGCTACACCATATCGTTTACAGTCTGGCATCATATTTGGATCTAAAGAAAAGACTTTTGATAACTGCTGTTATGCCATCGGGGTTCGGGATCTTATTTCCGAGGGATATCTTTCTCCACTAGTCACATTCGCATCCACGGATTCACCGGATTTAAAGGGTGTCAGAATCAGAGGTGGTGAATACTTTTCCAAGGATCTTGACGCAGTTCTTGAAAACAAAGAATTGGTTGAATCCGGTGTTCTTGAATCGATAATCAAAACTAAGGACAGGACATCAGTTTTAGTTTTTGCTTCGTCAATCAAACACGCAACCATGATTCTTGAAGAGTTAAAAAACCAAGGCCAAAAGGCCGAAATGGTTACCGGAGAAACCCACGCAGCAGTCAGGGATTTCTTGATTGAATCATTCCGAAGAAAAGAAATAAAGTACCTTGTGAATGTAGCGGTTCTTACCACAGGATTTGATGCACCTGGAATTGATTGCGTGGTTGTGATGCGACCAACTATGTCTAAAGGGTTGTGGTATCAGATGGTTGGAAGAGGATTTAGATTGGCAGAAAACAAACAAGATTGCTTGATTCTTGATTTCGGTGACAATGCTCTTAGGCATGGGTGCATCGATCAAATCGAAGTATCTGGAAGCGGTATAGAACTTCCAGCACCCAAGGTAAAGAAATGCCCAGCGTGTAAGCTGATATTCAAGATCCACATTCCGATTTGCCCATCTTGTGGATACTTTAAACCCAAGGAAGAAAAGCCGGAACTTTCCCAGAATTTATCCAAGCGACAAACCGAGGGTGACATACTTTCGGGAAGCATTCCCAAGGAATATGAAATTGTTTCAACGACTTATTCTGTATACAAGAAGACTCCCGCATCTGATCCATGCATTGCGGAGGCCCACGAAACTCTTTCTGGAAATTTAATTCGTTGCTATCACACTATGAAGCATGGAATGGAATATCTTCTGTGGAAATGGCTTAAGTCAATCAACGCACCAAACTTACCGCAACATCATTGGCATTTAAATAAACAGACCTTGATTGATCAGGATTATCTCGCTACACTCCCTGTTCCGATAAAAATAAAAGCACACAAAAATGAAAAAGGATACTACCAGATAGATTCTTATTTTTTTGAAAGTGGAGAGAGGGTGAAAGGGTAACCCCTCTCTCCGGGTGCTGCCAGGAAGCGGGGCAGCAATTGTATTCTAATGTTTTCTAAAATCAAATCAAAGGTTAAAAGTCATGGAAGAAATAAAAGCCGAAGCTCTGAAAATTCGCAAACAAGGGTTGTCCGTATTTTCCACGAAAGTCGATAAAACACCAGTAATAAAGCGAACTAATCGAATAGTGGAACTCAGGTCGAATCCACTGACAAACGCTGAAATTGAGATAGATTTTGGCCACCCTAATGTCGCTGGAATAGCGATCAATTGTGGCCCAGTTCCAGGTCAGGAAAAAGACCTTGAGTGCCTTGACATTGATTGTCCAAAGCTTTCGACACACTTCCTTGATGACCTCAAGGATTCCAATGCCCAATTGCAGGAAAAGCTATTAGGTTGCGTGGAAGAAACACCATCGGAAGGTCTACACATTTTCTATTATCTTCCATTAGGCAAAAGCAGATGCCGTGACTTGGCTTCAATGAATTCTGAATCAGCAAAGGCATGGCTTGCAGAATCCAAGGCGAGGGGTTCAACCAAGGCAACTGCACCCCCACTCATTGAAACTAGAGGTGCTGGTGGATATGTGGTTGGGTTTCTTTCTAAGGCAGTATCCAAGATTGATGGGATGGTTAAGCATTACAAAATGCTTCACGGAAGTGTTGAAACTATCCCGATGCTCACGGCTGAAGAGCATGATTTCTTGATGGCATTTGCACAATCTTATGATGAAAAGTCTATCAAGAAATTTGCCACTGCGAATCCAGAACCTTTTTACAAATATGAGACTGATAAAAAGAACGCACTAGAACAATGGCGAGCGGAAATGTCGTGGCCAGAAATACTTCCTGAGTCTTATCGGGTTGTTGAAGTCAATCCAGATTATTTCCTAGTATGGCATCCTGATTCATCAGGTAAAGAACCCAATGCAATCGCCGGATCTAAATCCGGTGGCAAGGATCGCTACTGGAACTTTTCCCCATTGGATTGGAGACTTCCAGCAAATACACCTTTGACCAAGGATTATGTGTACTGCATGAGTCGAGGATGGCAACCCGGAAGCAGAGAACGGAAACTATTCTACTCATCGATTTTTGACAAGTACTGCGTAAAGAATCTTGATGAAAAGGTTGATGAGTCACGATGGGAACTCATTGAAGGTTCTTTACCAAAAGGGAAAGTGAAGACCAAGAAATTTTTAGACATTGTTCCTGATGAAGCTATTTCATTTCCAGGTTGGATTGATACATACATCGATTACTGCATGAGGAATGCTTTATATCCTGAGAAACGCATTGCAGCAGCATCAGCATTAGGTATGTTCTCAGCTTTGGTTGGAAGGGCAATCATGGGGCCGGGAGAATTAAAACTAAATCTTTACATGGTAATCCTTGGACTTACGGCGAGCGGGAAAGATTTCCCACGGAAACTTAACGCTCGAATTTGCATGGAAGTTGACAATGCTAATCTGCTGATGACTAAGGTTGGTAGTCGTGAAGGTCTTGAAGAAAAAGTTATTGCTGGGCCGAAATTCTTGATGGCAGATGAAGGGGCATTTGACCTTGAGAAAGCAAAATCTGGTGACACAAGATTCAATGATGTCATGGGAACCATGCTTGAGTTGTTTACATCGAACTACATCAAGCGAAGAGCGAAAGCGGGTGATGAGAACTCCGAAAACTTTATTCGGTATCCGTTTCTTTCCGTGATGACATCGTCAACACCTGAGGAATATTTCAAGGCACTTTCCCCAAAAATGTTAAGGTCTGGTTTTTACAACAGGCTTTTGATTCTTCAGTCTGCGATCCGTGGACGAATGAATTTGCGTGGGATGTCTGTTGCCGAACCGATTCCACTTTACTTGGTTGAAACTGCTGCAAAACTTTTAGCTATGAATGAAAATCTGGTTCCTGGAATGATCAAGAAGTTCATCAAGGTAACTGACATGGATGAACTTGGAAATGCCCCACTTAATCAGGTTGAAGCAGATGCTAAGATTCTTTTACCTAATGAGGCAGCATTGGAATATTTCCAAGCACAGGTGTGGGAAAACGATGATTTGTATGCGAAGTACCAGAGGGAAGGTGCTGAAGAAATGGCGAGTTCATGTGCTAGGCTTCCAGAACTTGCATTGAAAATCGCCTGTCTCTGGGAATTAAGCAGGGATATAAATGCCAACGAATTAAGTCTTGAAGGCATTACTGCTGGCTTCACTTTTGTCCGAGAAGTCAACAGAAGGCAAACTGCCAACACAGTCATGGTTTCTGATACAAAGTTTGGCGAGATTACAGATAAGCTAATCAAGATGATTCGTGAATCAACCGATGGCATGAAGATGGTTGATGCCAAAAAGGTATTAAGAAAAATCGTACACAATGGGCAGAGTGTTGATGATGCGATTCGTTACCTTCAAGACTGCGGAGAAATATCAATCAAGAGGCTTAAGGATGATGGTGCGATGTATTTAACTATAAATGACCAATCACTTTTTCAATCCCAACCTTCGGAATCGACATAAGGCAAAGATTAAATGCGTCTGCCAAGTCTGGTGAGTGTTTGAGTCTCCGCTTCATCATATCTTTCGACTCAACCACTCGCCTTCCATTTGTATCCACAATGTATATAGGAGTACGCAATTCCTCAATTAATTTTTCTCTAAGATGCAATGGCAAATGTGCTATGGAAACTTTCCCTTCTAAAGCTAGATCTGAGGCCTCAAACCATAACGCTGACCTCATATTCGGGAATTCTCTCCATCTTGGTGCTTCACCGGATGAATTAATGCCATAGAAAGCAAAATCACCCTTGTTATCGACTACACCACCACCCACACCAGTTTCATCGATAAGTACTGGGATCTTGTACCTTGATTGTCTTGGAGTTTCATACTTTACACAAAACTCCTTTATCTTTTCAGCGAACTCTTTAGTTGATAAACCACGGTATTCCTTGGCATCCAGGATGCAGCATCCGTGACGAATCACCATGCATGAGCGGTCATCACCAAATCGTGCTGGATCTGCACCGATCTGGACAAACCAATCTGGATTTAATTGAATTGGATCAAGCAATTGCTTAAGGGCAATCGCACCCCATACCGAGTTAATTGCCTTGCTTGGATATCGACCTAGGACTTGGACATCAAACAATGGGTCTTCAACCATGTATCCCTTGCCATCGAATTCAAAATATCCAGGCTCACTTTCCTCTCCTTCCTGCGGACTCCTGCACTCATTCTTTATCCTGTTTACAACATACTCGTAGTTAATAGCACCGGGAACTAAATCGGTTTTATGAACCACATTTGGATGTTCTAATGCTGATAAATGAAACATAGTCCAGTCAGGATTTTGTTCAGCAAAATATGCTGGTGATGAGGCATCATACGGATTGAATATGCAGAACCATAGACAGTTCTCTTTGCTTGCTGAAAGCATCGATTCCGCTCTTTCCCAAAATGTTGGTTCAATACCTGATGCTTCGTCAAATAAGATGCAAAGACCTCCAGCAGAATGCCTACCTTGGAAAGCATCTGCCTTCTGAGCGGTTAATCCTTGGATGTAATGCGATGCGGATTTTTCAAGACGATTCGCCTTTGGCATCCAGTTTGGATCTTTAGGGCGAACCCTGCGAAGTTCCTTGAATACACCGTCACGAATCTGTTGGGCAACAGGAGCGGAAATTAGAACTTCCGATGGAGTAAAATGATCGTGAAACCAAGAGGCGATTACCGCACACAAAAAGGTTTTACCCTGATTATGTGCGGATCGAACTAGGATCTTTCTTGCACCGTTGGCAACAGCGTTAAAGATCTCCATCTGTTGCGGAGTCAGGGTTATTCCGAGGTATTCGCAGTACTCCCCTGGGTCTTTCGGAATCACCATAGTTTTCCGGTTCGCCAAGTTCGTTTGCTTCACTTCCCTGATCTGAGAAAGTTTCTCCTGCAATGCTGGACTCGATAAGACCTTTTGCCATCTCTTTTGCAAGTTGTTTGTTGAGAAGTTCTTGGAGTTTTTGCTCATCGGATCGTTCCTTGTTATTCCTTTCGATTATCCACTGCATCGCTCTCCAATCTTCCGCACCATGCTCCCTGATGATCTGCTGAAGTGCGATTGTCGCTTGAGCTTTTGCCCTCAACATTTCCTTTTTATGCCAAGGCTCAAGATCTTTTCTGGTGACACCAAATGCCTTCATGGCTAATTTGATATCAATGCCTCGCTGGATATTCTCAAGCATCTCATAAAATTCATCTGAGTTTATCACGATTTCGGAAACTCCTTCCCGCCCGGAAATTCAACATTTTCTGGAGTCTCAGGATCGAGCAGCATCCTCATAAGTTCCAAAGTCTCTGATATATAGATCAAAGACGCTGCAATTGATTGAGACGGTTTACCTTTTTCGTAAGCTGAGATGGCTTCAACCATCCAGTCTGCTCCAGCCTTGTTTAACATATTGCTTCCTTTCAAAAACGAGGGTAGAATAACTAACAGTATTTTAGCAAAAATCAAGAGGAATTTCGATGGCAGATTTAGTCGGAGCGATAGAAAAGTTAAAACGACTTATTCAAGATCGTTCCAGAAGAATCAGTCAAGCAACCGGGATGACTCCAAACCCGGACATTGAAACAACTAATCAATCAGTTGTTTACAATCCTCCTTCGAGTTGGATGAAATCTCTTGAGTATTTCCCAATGGCTAGGGCAGCATCAGGATCGGTTGTAATGCGAGCCAGGGGGCCAGATATAGGCTATATTTATCCTAGGGTTGGTAAGACTATATTTAATAAATGGGTTGCTAATCATTGGAGAGGTGGGTTTATTTATTGGTATGGAACTCCATCTTTAAAGGATTATTCGATTATTGCCAGAAAAGCCAGACCTTTCAGAAGAGGTGGCACAGGAAGACTTGGTATTGCTGCCGTAAGAAACAGAAAGGTCAGGGGAACAAGATACATGGAAATTCCAGAAAGAGTACGGCAACGAGGCAAAGCATCGGCAAGGATTGCACGAAAGAAAAAATGGAGGTTGTAATGTACTTAAATCCATACTATCGACATATACAAGACATCAAGCGTGAATTTGTTCGTGGCATAACACCACAGCACATTAATGCATTAAGGGAAATGCTTTTTAGAAAAGCAATGGCTGGAAACATGGAAGCATTCCGATTGTATATGCAGCATTTTAACTGGCAGAATGAACTTGATGAATCCAGCGATGCAAAGCATGAATTGAACATGATCATGGGTTCCCCTACGGATGGGGTTATGAAATCTCTTCGCCCTGGATCGATTGGTATTTCAAAAGAAACTACGATTGAGAATAAGAAACAGGCATAATCATTCAGATAACTTGAAATCCTTGCAAGTCATGCATTTTTTCCAGTCCGTCTTTCCGTGAAGCTCGCATTCCCGAATCCATTTCTTAGGACAGTTGCAATCCTTTCTATCGATAACTTTCCCGATATGTTCACATTTCTCCGGGTTAATCATTTGTAATGGTTTTCTGGCATTCATCAAATTTGATGTTTGAATATATTCAACATTTTCAAGGATCTGGTTAAATTCAACAGGAAGTGCTTCTTGAATAAATTCGTCAACAACTTCTTCAATAATTACATCGCATTGAAACCCAAAAAGCAAAGCTCCAGTTAAGTTAGATTCAACATTAGACCAAGGGAATGTCACACTTATGTTTGTTCTTGGGAAAGTTGAACTATTATAAATATGACCAAATGGAATATCTTGATAATTATCAAATCTTAATTTTGAATACTTAATTTTTAAAGGACTTAATGATATTATTTCTGGCGAACATTTATAATATCCATAGTCATATGATAATGACTGATATGATCCAACAATTGTATTATAACCCATGAAAAATCTAATGCTTATAGACAGATCATAATAATATCCAAGATAAAAAATAAAACTATTATTTGTAAATGGGGTAATCCAATCATTTTGTTTATAATAACTTGCACCTAATAAGTCCGCATTAATGTTAGTTATTGATGCATCATTTGGATTTACATTTTCATATCTTGGAAGTTCAGATTTTGAAATATCTTTGTATTTTGATAAAAATTCAACAGTTAAAGATTTGTTTTTGAATTGATTTTCTAATCCAACATTAGAAATGTAAATTCCATCTAAAGCATTTTGTAATGTGGTTGCAATTCTTATTAAAGATTGTCCAGCAGTTTGCTTATGATCTTTTATTTCATCAATAAATATTGAATAATATGTTGTGGTTCCTGTTCCAAATTTAACTTGATTGCCAGTTTCCCATACAGATTGATCACCATTAATTAAAAGGCAACTTTTAAATTTATCTGGAACACCAAAATCTGGATAAGATCTTCCAGGAGAAGCCGTGTAATATGCAATTTCTGGTGGATCTATTTCAATTATATTTTTTTTAATAACACTAAATTTAAAAGCAGAAGAATTATTTATAATTGGCTTTTTTCTTACATAAAACTCATTGTTTTGATTTAAATTTGGTGGAACAAAAACAATGTTTTCAAATTCAAAAGTACCTCTAAATCCATATCCCAAAGGATCGTATATTGGAACAATGTAATTATATTGACGGAATCCCATGTTTATCATAAATGAATTAAAAGCTTGTTCAGAATAAAATGGATCTCCTATTAAAGGTGTTGCATTAAAATAATTCAAAGCTTGATAATAATTAATCATGTTTGGTTGAGGTATTTTTTCATAATTTTCAAAATTGACTTTTAATTCAGTTACTCTTCTTAGCTTGTCTGGAATATTTGTCAATTGGCAATACGGAACGCTTTGAAACGATATTATAATATCAGATTCAAATCCTCCCTTTAAGATTGCTTGATAATTTAATGGAACTTTCCCAGAAACAAGATTTGGCCTGTTTCCACCCAAGTCGTGAACATAGTTATTTGTTAAAAGAGTTTTCCCAGACCAAAGAACATTTTTTATTGTTAATGTTGTTCTTCCACTTGAATCTGTTGCAGATGTTATTTGAGTTCTATTAGTTTTTAAAGCGGTGTAATTTATTGGCAATGCTGGCTGAGTTGGATGATCATATGTGTTACCAAATCCATCAGTAATTGTTTTTATTCCAAAAAACACTTCTGTTGGATCGCCACAAAAATTATACCAATATTGCCAATAACCAGTGTTATAAGGAACAACATCCACAAAAGAACCATTTTTTGAATAAACATTAAGTGATTGATTTTCATAATATGTAGAAGAAATTGCTGATATATAAGCTGGTATTACATAAACAGAAGAAATTGGTACTCTTATCCAATATGGTTGAGTATTTCTTTGTAAATATGATGAATAATCCACATTGTTTGTATTGACTAAAGTTATTTTTGATGAAAAATTTCCGCTTTTATCAATTGTAAAATTGTTTAAAACATATCCGTTTTTGTAAATAGGTTTGTTGGTTTTTGATAAAACATCATAAGACCAATTGTAAGAATCAATTGAAGAGCAAACATCTGAAATTACATTTGGCCCAGTGTAAATGTTTTCTATTGAGTCTACAAAAGAATAATCGGGATGAGTGTAAGAGAAAGAATAATTAGAAACATCAAGATAAAATACAGGATCAATTATTTTTAGTATATTATTTGAGCAATTTGTGTTGGGATTAAAACCTTCAACACTAAAATCATGTGAATTAATATAAGATAAATAATTGTCATAAGAACCAGAATCAGATCCGTCCAAATAAATATCTTTTCTAAGATAAGTTGTTGAACTAAAAAAATTTGTTCCCCAATAATAATAATAAGGGATTTCTTGTTTCCATCCAGTAGAACCAGGAATTACAGAAACACCATAAGGATAAGCGGTTTTTTCTCCAGCAGGAACTGTCTTCCAATAACTTGAATCAGGCCCAAATGGATTTTCAAAAACTGTTGCTCTCTCAGTAGTTTCACCAATGCAGTTTAAAAATGGATAATAAGTCAAACTGTCTGCCAATCCGCTTGGTGGATCTCTTTGGGGGATTGGAGTCGGAGTTAAAACATATCCACCAAAACTACTATTTGGTTCTGGAATCATATAATCCGAAAATTCTATTATTGTAGAACCAATTGAGTTTTCATTAATTAAAGGCAATGCTTGCTTAAAATTAGTAAGCAAAAGAGTTGCATCATTAGTTTTTTCAATACAATATCCACAGGTGCAGCAAGAAACCATTCCTTGAGAATCAAAAATTGTATTTCGGTGAATTACATTCTCTTTAACATCATTGGTTGGTCTATAAGCCATTATTATGCCCCCGGAAGATCATACCAACCCTTAACACCAGAAGCATTGGTTCCATAATATTTGTTCGGGCCTGGAGTCAAAGAATCATTTACAAGTTT